TGCGCGTAAGGATCCGAACATTGTGGCGATCACGACCGCAGGGTTTGACTTGGATACGGTGTGCGGAAGTTTGTACAACTATGGCAAGCGTGTCATCTCTGGTGATCAGGTGGATGAGCGGTTCGGGTTCTGGTGGTGGGAAGCACCAGCCGATTGTGAAGTGTCCGATCGTGATGCTTGGAATATCGCGAACCCAAACTTGGCTGAAGGACTTCTTGACATTGAGGATATGGAGATCTCGATGATGCAGACGGCTGAGACGGCTTATCGTCGTTACCGTCTGAACCAGTGGGTTCGCACAGATGGTGAGTCTTGGTTGCCGAAGGGCGCGTGGGAGTTGTGTCGCAGTGAGTCTGAACTTGATCCGAAGATTCCTGTGTTCGTCGGCATTGATATGGCGTTGAAGCATGACTCGATTGCGGTCGTGGTCGCGCAACCGCAAGAGTCTGGTCAGATTGTTGTTCGTGCCAAGATTTGGCATCCTGACGGCGGTGTGATGGATGTGTCAGCAGTTGAGCAACACATCCGTGAACTTGGTCGAGAGTTCACTGTGCAAGAGTTTGCTTATGACCCAGCCTTCTTTCAACGGTCAGCCGAAGCGATGTCGGATGAAGGGTTCGCGATGGTTGAGTTCTCTCAGTCGACTGCGCGGATGGTTCCGGCTTGCGGAACTTTGTACGAGATGATCGTGAATCAGAAGATTGCTCATGATGGGAATCCTGTGTTTGCCGATCAGGTGTTGTCGGCTGCGCAACGGTCAACCGATATGGGTTGGCGATTATCTAAAGGCAAATCCAAACGCAAGATTGATGCTGCGATAGCATTGGCGATGGCAGTGGATCGTGCGACAAGACGGACAGAGACAATTCAGCAACCAGGGTTCTTCATAGTTTAGGAGAGTAGATGATTCTAGTTTTAGAGATGATCGCAGTGTTCTTGATTGCGCTCGGCGTGTTTTACATCTCGCTTCCGCTTGCGCTAATCTTTATAGGACTATCAATGCTCGCATTCACCTTGGCATGGGAACGGTCAAAGAAAGCGGATAAGAACTGATGTTGTCAAGACTGTTTGATTCAAGAAGCGAGCAACGAGCGGTCTCGTTCCAGTCGCTGTTCGCAGCAGGTGACGGATTCCAATTCACCACAAACTCTGGCACGGTAGTCACTCAAGAAGATTCGCTCAAGATCGGAACCGTGTACGCATGTGTCCGACTGATCGCCGACTCAATTTCAACATTGCCTGTGGACACTTTCATTCGTGTTGACGGCGATCGTCGTCCTTTCCGTCCTCGACCTGAATGGTTGGACATGCCTGAGATCGGTGTGTCTCGCACCGATCACTTCCAGCAGGTTCTCGTGTCGATGCTGTTGAACGGTAACTCTTTCACTCGAATCATTCGTGACAATCAAGGTGTTGCAGGTTTGGCTGTATTGAATCCTCTAAAGGTTGAAGTGAAGCGTGACGAGTCTCGCCGAATCATCTATGTGTTTGACAACCGTGACGTGATCGAACATGAAGACATGATTCATCTGTCCGAGTTGCGTCTGCCAGGCGATCTTCGTGGCCGTTCACGCATCGAACTTGTCAAAGAAAACCTCGGACTATCCAAGGCACTTGAAGAGTTCGCTGCAAGATTCTTCGGTCAAGGTTCTCACACTTCTGGCATCATCGAGTTCCCAGGCAACCTGACCCGCGAACAAGCCAAGTCGCTTGTTGACGGATTCGAAGAAGGTCACAAAGGTTTACGACGCTCACACCGACCAGGCATCCTGTTCGGCGGTGCGAAGTACACCACAACCTCGGTCGCACCAGACGACTCACAGTTTCTACAGTCACGACAGTTCGCAGTTGAAGAAATCCTTCGCGCGTTCCGTGTCCCACCATCGATGGCTGGAGTGATTCAAGCCGGTGCGCAAGCGTACGCGTCAGTCGAAATGAACGGCATCCATTTCGTGATGCACACGTTGCGACCTTACGTCACCAAGATTGAAGACGGATATTCACGCCAACTTCTAACCAACGGCGCGTTCATGAAGTTCAACCTTGACGGTCTGATGCGCGGTGACTTCGGTTCTCGTGTCGCAGGCTACTCATCAGGTTTGCAAGCGGGTTGGTTGTCAATCAATGATGTGCGACGATTCGAAGATCTACGACCAGCCGAAGGTGGCGAGGCTTACCGTGTACCACTCGCGAACGTCGATCTTGGTGCAGCTGGTCTGACAGAACTTGACCGCAAGACAACAATGGTTCAGCGTCTCATCAACGCAGGTTTCGAACCTGCGTCAGTTTTGAAAGCACTCGATGTTGATCCGATCAAACACACTGGTGTTGCACCGACCATGTTGCAACCTGTTGCCGATCCTGCTCCGTCTTACGATGTGAATCAGCGTGATGTGAATGTGACGATGCCAGAGATTCTGGTGAATGTTCCACCGGCTCAAGTGAATGTCGCTGCACCTGTGATCAATGTGCCTGAGACTGTTGTGCGTGTCAGTGTTCCTGAGAACCGTCCGACCGTGCGAACAGTTGAACGTGACTCTGAGGGTCGTATCTTGACTATCACTGAAAGGGTTGAAGACTAATGGCTGAAGGTTTATCCGCTTATCTTTCAAACTCGTGGCTTGACGCGCTCGGCAACAACACTTCTTTCGTGGTCGCACAGGTTTATGTCAAACTTCATGTCGGTGCGCCTGGTGCTCTCGGCACAGCGAACCCTGCCATCGAGACAACACGCAAAGCCGTATCGTTCGGTGCAGCTTCTGCGGGTGTGTTGACATCTAATGATGCGATCACTTGGACGAACATCGCAGGATCACAAGATGCGAATCACTTCACATGTTGGGACAACATCACTGCCGGCAACTTCTTGTTCTCAGGCAACCTGACTTCGAATCCTTACGATGCGGGCGACACGTTTGAAATCGCTTCGGGTAATCTCACCGCCACACTCACTGTCGCAAGTTAACGGTCCGCGATGGCGGTCATCAGATTCGAGTTAGACCTTTCGCCTCTAGATGATCCGCTGTACGGTTTAGGCGGTCCATCTGGTCCTGCTTTCATTCTTGATACTTCGCTGCTCGATGGCACAGATATTCTTGACGGCTCACAGTTTCTTATTGTTGGCACAGCCTCTTCAAGCCTTGGCGATCTTAATGCTTCCGCATCTGGCACTGTCATTGTTGTCTTCGTCACTGGCGTTGCAACAGCGAACCTCGGCGGACTTGTCGCAACGGCGACAACCAAAACAACAAAGTCGGCGATCGCATCAGCGAACCTTGGCGGACTTGTCGCTTCGGCAACGACAAAAACAGGAAAGTTCGCAATCGCATCATCCGATCTTGGTGGACTGGTTGCTTCGGCAACGACAAAAACAAGAAAGTTCGCAATCGCATCATCCGATCTTGGTGGACTTGTCGCAATCGCTGACGCGACCGATGAACCACCAGCACCGCCACCTGAGCCGACACCGTCTGGCGGTCGCCGAGTTTATTCAACATATCCACGCAAGAAGATTGAACCGCTACCGCAAGTCGAGATACCTGTCATCCAACCGAAGCGACGCTACGCGGTCGCCTCAGCCATCCTCAATGGTGCAACTTGCACTGCGACCAGCTCGATCACATTCAGTATCTTGGACGATGATGCTGAACTACTATTGATGCTCTGAGGTAACAATCATGCCAATCACAAATGGATCTATCGCAGTCGGCACAGCCGCAACACTCATCACAACTTGCGGAGTGAATCCAGGTACTTTACATATCAGCAATCTTGACAACACGGACACAATCTTTCTTGGTGGTGCAACAGTCGCAGTGAATGCTGGACATTCGTTACCGAAAAACGGATCCGAAGACTTCGTGATGTATGCAGGTCAACAGATGTTCGCAGTATCATCCAAATCAGGTCACTCAGTAGCGTTCACACTCATCACTCCGTAATGCCTTACTTCATTACCGACAAGTCACCAGACTGTTCTGGTTGGGCAACTATCAAAGAAGATGGTGAAGTGATCGGCTGTCACGAAACAAAACAAGACGCAATCGATCAGATGGTCGCGGTGTCTATCGCCGAAGATATGGAACCAGGTGGCGAACGCGCACCAGCACCACCAGAAGATCAGATCACAGGTAGCGACAAGAATCCTGCCGGTTCAGCAGCAGGCAAACAAGGTGGGATTGAAATCAATGAAACGACCGAAACTGCGTTGAAGAATAAAGTTGCTGACCATAACGAGAAGATGACTGAAGGTGATCGGCCAGTTTGGACTCGTGTGACGCTCGGTGTGTTGAAGTCGGTTTATCGTCGCGGGTCTGGTGCCTATTCGACATCGCATCGTCCTGGTGTTAGTCGAGCGGCTTGGTCGATGGCGCGTGTGAATGCGTTCCTGTACTTGAGTCGCACTGGTCGTCCGCAGAATCCGAAGTACATCACCGACAACGATCTGTTGCATGTTGATCATCCGAAACATTCGGCAGCCGATCGCGCACTTCCTGACAACTATCGTCCAGCCTTGTCGCCTGATGTTCCTGAAGGTCGCGCATGTGGGAACTGTGTCTTCTACAACGAAGACAATGTGCAAGGCGAAGGTGACGATCTCAAAGCGTATTGCGAGAGATGGGATGCTTATGTCAACGGCGGATTCTATTGCAACGCATGGGAACCACATGATGAGATGGATCCATACATGGGTGAAGAGATGGACGAAGAAGATCGGCAAGTATCTCTTGAGATACCTGTCTACATTCGCACGGCTGCTCGCAAAGGATTGGACTATTACGGTCAAGGACTTGCGGGTGAAGGGCTGGTCGATCGAACCGTTCGTGAAGCACGAGATCTGGCAAGAGGCGACATCACGGAAGACAAAGTCATCCGATCAAACGCATGGGCGCAACGACACGCAGTCGATCTAGACGCACCAAAGAACTCGGACTCAACGAACGATCAGTTCCCTGGTGCTGGTGCTGTAGCACATTATCTGTGGGGAATCAATCCGTTGAACCCTCAACCAGCACGAGACTGGTACGAGCGCAAAGCGAACGCGATCAAAGCCGAACGAGGATTGTTCAACTTCTATCGCACCAAGTCTGAATACTTTGCTAACATTCCAGGCATGGAAGACAACAAGGTCGAGACACGTCGCATCCAAGTCAACGAGTTTGAACTGCGAGCAGGTCCAACAGGTGACGGAATGTCATTCACAGGTTATGCAGCAGTGTTCAACTCTGATTCTGAACCGTTGCCATTCATCGAGCGAATTGCGCAAGGTGCATTTAAGAAATCTTTGAAGAGTCGTCAGCCGATCAAGATGTACATGAACCACGATTCGTCAATGCTTCTTGCTTCGACAAGGTCAAGGACTTTGCGACTTGAAGAAGATTCCAAAGGATTGTTGGTGAACGCAGATCTGCCAGACACAACTGTCGGCCGTGACCTGAGTGTTCTTATGCAACGAGGCGATGTTGACTCAATGTCGTTTGGCTTCTCAGTTCCTGCCGGTGGCGACTCATGGTCAGATGACGGCATGACCCGCGAACTTCGTCAAGTTCGTTTGCATGAAGTGTCGGTCGTGACTGGCTTCCCTGCCTACAAGGCAACTTCGGCAAGTGTTCGTTCTCTTGACCTACTTGCCAAACGCACAGGTGTCGACGCAGACAAGCTCGCCGAGGCAATCACGATGCTTGAATCTGGCAACACTTTGTCTGATGAATCGGCTGAACTGTTGTCGAGTGCGGTCAGCAAACTTCGCGCCGAACCAGCGCAAGTTCCTGCCTCCGTGAACATTCTTGCAAAACATCTTGAACTGTTGAAATCGTTCTAACTTCTCGTCTATAGTTCTTCTTGTCGGTAAGCGTTCCGCTACGACTAGAGATTGGTAAGCGTTCCGCTACGATCGGAAGACAACTAGATTCGCATATCCAATCACAACTACACACGAGGAAACCATGAAACAATTTATTGAACAACAAATGGCACAACGCGCAACAGCGTGGGAAGCCGCAAAGAAGATTCTTGATGTTGCAACCGCTGAGAAGCGCGACTTGACAGCAGAAGAAACACAGACATACGAGAAGATCAGCAAAGAACTTGAGGATCGTCAAGCAACAATCGAAAAGTTCCGCGCCGATGAGGCTCGTGAACTTCGTTTGGATGCAGCAACACGCGAGATGGCAGATCAGGTTCGTCCTGTCGCTGACGCTCCACGCGGTGTTCGTTCAGATGCAGATGTCATCCGCTCAATGGCGAAAG